GGCGGCGGCGACCTTGTATTGCCGCCCGATCTCCGCCACCGCCTCTTTATTGCGAAACCACGGGCTCCCGGTCCAGCGTTGCAGCACGTAGGGAAGCAGGATCGAATCAACGAAATCGTCCGGAACCGGCAGCGCATACTCCCCGGTCAAATCAGTAATCACCGGCACGGTCGGGTTGCAGGCCAGGTCGTAGGTCACGCGATATTCGCGCTCGGGCAGCGGAGCAAACCGCAAATACACCTGTCCGGCGCCCGCCGCCTCCGCCCACCAGACCTCCGGTTGCCCGCTCCACCGGGGCCGCGCAACGGTCGGCTGGCGGATCCCGTAATCTCCGATCCGGTATTCGTCCCGTGCGGCCGTGTAGCTCGCGCGGTCGGGGACCGGTTTCAGCGGGCCGTAGCCCTCGAGATGCACGTCGCCCAGCACCGGCGAGGAAACAAGTATGGCGTCAGAGTATGCCGTGAGGGTCGCCGTGCCCGTGGCACCGCTCCACGGCGTCAAGAGCGCCGCCCCCGGAGAGGCCGCCGCCGCGGCAATCTGGTTGTAAAGCGAGCCCACTCGCACCGAACACCCGCGCAAGTCCCGCCCGAACCCCGCAAGCGATACGGCGGAAGAACCGGCCGTAAGTGTCACGGCCTGGCTCGCCGGAGCCCGCAGGATCGCGCCAGCCCGCTGGCGGAACGCCTCCGGCTTCACCGCGTAGAGTTCCTGCAACGCCCCACCGATCGCCATGCACAACGCCTTTTTCTGCCGCCCGGTTGCCCTCCCGAGGTTGTCAGAACCGCTCGTGACATCCGTATAGTCCAGAGCAGCCTCGGCGATGTCGGCCAGCGTGCGCATCCTCTTATTGTCCCGCCGCCTTGCGCGCCATGCGCGTCAGCGCCGCCTTCTGTTGCCGCGATAGGGGAATGGCGGGGGCCGGCTCACATTCCGGCTCCCCGCCCTCCCTTTTCTCCCTCACTCCAGAAAGTGCTTCCTTCAGTGCCGTGTTCTCGGCCTTGAGTTCCGTGATCGCGCGTTGAGCCGCCTCCATTTCCGCATTCCCCATTTCGAATTCCGTATTTTCAAAATCCACCAGCACCGGCCACATCAGCCGCTGATTGAGGATCTCGATGCTCTCGCGCCGGAACACCTTCAGCCCCTCCGAGCTCGAGACATCCCAGCTCCGGACATGCGCACAGCGCTGCTTGTTCCAGACGAGCGGATACATCTGCCCGGTCGTCCCGTTGACTTGAATCACCGGCTGCCCGCCGCCGAGATCGCGAATATAGAGGAGAATTTTCATGTTTCAATCCGCGCGACCGTTGGGGCCGCGACATTTACATTGTTGGGAAGTGCGAAATGAAAAATGGCGCTCCCGCCGCAATCCCTCATTTCACATTTCAAATTTCGCATTGCTTTCAAAAAAAAGTTGGCCTTTGCAGGCGGGGCGATTGCTCGCCCCGCCCCAAAGGGAATGCCCTTAGTCCGTGATGACCGGCAGGGTGATGCCGGGCACCTTGTAGGCGACCTCGATCTGCGAGTAGTTGCGAGGCTGGCCGTTGGTGTCAGAGGCGACGCCGCACCCGTAGATGCTCTCGTAGCCCATGCCCTTGTCCGCGCCGTAGTCCTGCACCTGCTCGATCATCCGCATCGGGACGCTGCCGTAGGCCATGAGGCCCGCGCCAACTCCCAGCGCCTCGATCTTGCACGTCGGCACGCAACGCGCGTTCACCTGCACGATCAGGCTCCCCGCAGGGTGCGTGGCCGTGTGGATGTCGCTATCCCAGGTCTGCCCGGCGAGCGTGGTCACCGCCGTGCCGCTGGCCGCCGCCGCGAGGCGTGCGGTCGTCACGATCTGCTGACCGTCGTTCTCCGTGCCCACGTAGGAGTAAACGCCGAACTTGCCCCGATCCGCCCCGGTCGTGTTGTAAACGATGAGGTAGTAGGTGCCGCTGTCGGGCGCTGCCACCTGATCCTGGGTCCAGAGGTAGTCATACCCCTTGAACCAGCGGAAATACATCCCGCCCGTGGCCGGCCCGATGAGCCCGCCGCCCTTGATCGTGGCGTCCGTCGTGGCCGGCGCGATTGCCTCTCCCAGCAGAGCACGAGGCTCGTAGGGGTCGCCAATCGGGCCGTCCGCATCCGGGTCAACGATGTTCTGCGCGAAGATCGCCATCCCGTCCCAGTCGGTGAACCCGCCCGCGAACAGGCTGTTCTCATCCCCCCGCTGCCCGGCGTATTGCTGCGCCTGGAGGTAGCCGGTCTGGGTCTTCAGCGGGTTGAGCCCGTTGACTGTGCCCATGATCAGGAACCGCAGGACTTCCGCCCCCGCCTTCGACTTGCTCGCGCTGATCTCCTTCGCGCCCAGCATCGTCAGGTTGCCCAGCGCCTCGCCCAAAAGCGAAGTGTTGAGCACGTCGGCGGTGCAGAGCTCATCCTCGCTCGCCTTGTTGTTCGGACGCACGGTGTTTGCCGCTGTCGCACGGTTGCGCAGCGCCATCTTCATGTCCGTCTCCTGGAAGCGCGCCAAGTGGCTCGAAAGAACCTCCTGGTATGCCTCCTCAAGCGAGAGCCCCGCCGCAAGGAAGTGCTTCACCTTCGCATTGAGCCCGATGGCGTGGCGGACGATGTCTACCTTCACCCCGTAGCTCGCCATGCGCACGCGCTCTTCAAAGCCTTGCAGGACCTCGGTGCCGCGCCGCGGCATGTGCCCGGCATTCGCCGACACGCTGAAGTTGACGATCTGCGCGCGCCCCGCGCTCAGCTCGGTTTTCTTGAGGAACGGCAGGCGCGAGCCCTCCGTTCCGGTGAGTTGGCCGTGAACGCTCTTCGTGGTCGCACTGACCATGAGAAGCCGCGAAAACGCCTCGCCGATGAGCTTGCTGCCAGCGGCGGGGAATGCCCCGGTATTGATTGTTGAAATGTTAGCCATTGTGTTTTCTTGAACGGGTGTTGCCCGTCAATTTGTCTCCTTGAATTTTTAAGTTGATGTTCCTGCGGTTTGGTCCGTCTCCCCCTGCCTCCTCATGCGGCGAATCGGGCTTTCATCGTCCCCGGCCCGATCTCGTGCTGGCCATAGCGGCGCATCCACGCGGTCAGTTTTGCGGGGTCGTTTCCTGCCTCCTCCAGCTCCGCCTGCGGATTCGCGGGTGCGGATGTTTTGCTGCCTTGCTGCCCGCCGGACGTGCCTGACGCGGGAACCAGCGCCTGCCTTTTCGGCGGCACCTTCTTCTGTTCCCCTGCTGGAGAGATTGCCCCTCCCTTGTGCTTGGTGGATGGAATACCAAGCAAGGCAGCCTTTTCGGCCGCCAAAAGTATCGGCCAGCGCGGGTTGTTGAAGAACGCCGGATCGCTCTCGCGCCGGTCCTCCACCTCGTCCGCCACCGCCTCAAAAAGTTCCGAGCCCTCGCGCTCGACATCGGGAAAAAGCGCAATCGCCTCCGCCGTGCTCGTCGCCACCGCACGCTCGGCCTCGCTTTGCGCCTGCGCTGCCTGCCCGCTTTGCGCCGCCTTCGCCTCCCGCAGCGCCCACTTCGCATCATCGAGCCGGTCCCGGATCTCATCCGCCTCGTCCATCCGGTATTCCGCCCGCAGGCTCTTGATCTGCGCCTTCATCGCCTCGATCTCAGCTTCCTTCTCCGCAATCCCCGGGGTCGCCGTGGCAACTTCCTGCGGTTTTGCCGCCGCCTTTGCCGGCGCGGCCTTGCGCGTGCCATAGACTTCCGCCTCCGCCTCCTCCGGGCTCTTGCCCTGGGCCACCAGCCCCGCCACAACCCCAGCCTGCGCGTCCGGCACGCTCGCCCCCTTGCTCACCAGCTTGAGCACCTCGCGCTGGCTCTCGCTCAAATGCGCGATGCGCACCTTCACCCGGTTCTGACTCGTCGCCGCAACCGTCTCCTTCGCGTCCTCGCCCGTCTCCGGGGTCTCCGCCGTGGCTTCTGTGGCTTCCGTGGAAGTTTCCTCCCCCTCCGTGGCCTCAGCGGTTTCCTCCGCCGTTTCCTCCGCAGTCTCCTCCGGCTTTTCGGAAGTAAATTTCTCAGGGTTGCGCAATACCGCACGGAGTTGCTCCGCATCGGTGATCTCGTTCAGGTCCACATACTCGGGTTGTTCAACCGTCGTCTGCGTCTCGGTGGGTTCGCTCATAACCAGCGTCCCTGATGCGCGCCGCGCAACGCGCAAGAAAAAAAGAAAACTTTTTTTACCCCTGCTCTTCCTTCCATTGCGCGAGCACGGCCAGCGCCTCGGCCTTGCGCCGCGCCACGAGCACAGTGAGTTCCCGAGCAAGTTTCAGCGCCCGGTGATGTTCCGCCCGCTCGCGCGGCTTTTTAGCAACATCGCACCCGCACCTGTCATGCTCGGCCTCCCGCTCGGCCAGCTCCGCCAGGAACACCGCCCGGAACGCCTCGCTGAGCTCCAAATCCTCGCACCACTTGCGCAACTGCCCCGCCTCGCCCGCCTGTTCGCGCGTGATCATGGTGCAACCGGCAGCGGCGCCACGGACTCTTGCGTTGGCACCTCCGGCGGTTCGGGCGGCTCAGGAGCTTCCTTGCCTTCGGCCTTTTCATCATCCACCGGAGGCAATGCCGATGGCTGGTAGCCCGCGGCGACCTCCATCTGCCGGCGGATGTCCTCCGGCGCGTCCTTGTAGTTGAGCGTCTCGGTGAACCTCTCGCTCTGCGGAGGCGCGCCCTGCGGCTCCGGCGGCAGCGCATGGCGGAGGATCGCATCCGCCCCCGTGATCCTCAGCGCCTTGAGCACTTGGATAAAGAGCGGCCTCACCTGATCTTTCTCCGCCTCCGCCACATTGCTCACGTATTGCATCACCGCTTCGATTGCCGCCTTCGCGCTCTCCAGGCTCTCCCGCTCGTGCAGCCGGGTCATCAAGAGCCGGATGTTGAGCTTCAGACCCTGCACGTTCCCGGCATTGAGCGTGATCAGCTCCGTGGCGTCGCCTTCGAGGTAGGCAAAGGTTTCGTCCTTGTTCTGGTTCGCGTAGAGCACGACCGCCGTGATATTGAGCGTGTCTTCCAGCCCATCCTTCACGCATTCGATCGGCAGCTTGTGCAGCACCGATCCCGACATCATAATGCTCTGAACCCCGGTCGCCGTCCCGTTCGCCGGGAGGTTCGTCACCGCGCCCTGTGCCGCCCCGGTCACCCCACTGCGCACCTGCGCCATCTGCATCACCAGCTCCAGAATCTGCCACGTCCGGCTGTCGAGGTCCGGGAAATCCGGGAACTGCACCGCCTGCGCCGCCGTGTAGTCGTTGTTGAGGTGGTAGGCCTTGTCAGGCGTGATCAGAAAATTCTTCGCAACGCTCGCGTCCTTGAATGCCTGGTCGCGGATAAACATCGGCGGCGTCGCGTGGATCTTGTTGCGGTAGATGATCGCGTTGAACGTCCGGTCAATGAAATCGCCCTGACCCTCGTAAATCTCATGGTAGCCACGGCCGTGCCAGCGCCCCGGCACCGGGCAGGGCACAATCGCGGAAAATGGCGTCGCCGCCCCCGGCACCACATTCGCCCAGTAGTCGCACGCGATCACCGTCTCGCTCTGCCGCTCCACCAGAGCGAACACCCGCCGCATCTTCCCCGCCACTTCCAGCCGCGCGTAGCATTCCAGACACTCGTATTCAGGATCCTCATCCTCCGGGTCCAGCCCCGCCTCGCCCTCGCCGGATTGGGGTTTCTTCGCATCGTTCTTGGGCCGCGCGTCCGGCTCCCCGATGGCAGCTTCCACCTCCTCGCTCATCTCGTAGCGGTCGCGCAGCTCGCTCCGCCGCAGCGAGAGCCGGTGGAATATCCCGTCCGCCTCCGACAAATGCCGCACATTGAGCGGAGCGACAAAATCCCCCGCCTCCACAAGCCCCACATCGAGCCCCTCGAAGATCACCTTCATGTCCTCGATCAGCCGTTCCTCGAACGTATCCTCCGGCATTTTCGACACAACCGGACTCTTGCAATACACCTGCCCGGCCGGCTTGCCATCCGGACCCGCCAGCGTCTGCAAATCCGCCTCAAACCAATACTCCCCCTTCGCACCCTTCACCGGCACGCCATCCTTGTCGCACAGCACAGCCATCGGGCTCACGTCCGGCATGAGCGCAAACGCCTGCCCGTCCTCCGGCAGCGCCATCGGCGACTTTGCCCAGAGATCACCCAGATTGTAGTCCGAGAGAAAAATAAAGTCCCCGTTCTCATCGGTCACCTCCGCTCCCCCCCCATCGCAGAGCACAACCGAGAGCTCCTCCGAGGCGTCCACGTCCCGCCGCCACGTCGTTTTTAAGACTCCCTCGCCCAGGTGGTATCCCCGCCGCACCGCCTGCCGTCCCACCGTCTTGAACCTCGCCTCCCCCAGCTTGTGCCCCATGTGCTTGGGCAATTGCTCCGAAAGCAGCTTGTCCGCCGGACCCTGCGGAATCACAGAAAAATACGGGTCGCTCCCGAAAATGTCCTCGCACGTCCGCGCCACCATGAAATCCGCCACACCGTTGATAAACTCCAGCGGGATGTTGCTCTTGCTGTAGATGCTCGACCCGTCCGTCGTCGCCCGCACCGAATAGTCCCCCTCGCTGAACAACTTGAACTTCGCCCGCTTGGGCAGAAATTCCGCCTCCATCCCCTGCCGCAGCGCCCCGTAGCGCGCCACCATCTGCCTCCCGAGCTTCCGCAGTTCCTCTTCGTCCAGACGTTTCCCGAGTGCCGTTTCCATAAGTGCCTCCCCCCCCTGACGCGCAACCGCCCACGCGCAAGCAAAAAATCACCAGGCGCTCCCTACCGCGCCGAACTCGGCTCGCAGCCCACATGATGCGCCGGGCACAGCGACGGATTTCCAGGCGTGATCTCGACCATGCTGAAACAGACCGCGCAGTAAACCTGGCTGATCTCCTCTCCTCCCCGCGCCACCGTCTCCCAGCCCGTCATTGCCACCGGGACGGTCGCCGTGATTTTCCGTTGAAGGATCACCTCGCCATTGGCATCCGTGATCGTCCGCCAGTTAGATTGCCAACTCATTTCAGCCTCGCAAACTGGAAGTGCATCCAGTCAAAATCTTTTTGCCGTCCCAGCGACACCCCGCCGACATCCTCCACGATGTCCCACCAGCGGTCATATTCCTTCGCGCTCAGAGCAGCCTTATAGCTGTGCCACTTGAGCTGATTCCGATCCGGGTCGATGTCTATCGCCGCGCCCCATGAGTGGATCGACCAGGCCTCC